TCGAAAGTTGTAACAACTCTTCCGACTTGGTGGGGTCATTGCTCCCATGATTTACCTCCTGTGCGTTTGCTGCAATACCAATCACAAAAGCACCAACAGCAATAACTGCAGCAGCACCCCATACCCAACGTTCTAACTGTCTGACCCTGTTCTTAAGGTCATCATTTTGTTTTTCAATGCGACTTGCGAAAGAATCTAACTCACTCATTTGAGGAACTTCTTTCATACGTTCCTCTAAACTAATAACTCTTTCTCTAAAACTTTCTACTCTACTTTCCAGAACAGCAAGTTTAGAATCTTGTTCGGCATCCTTATTCGTCAGGTCGCTCATCGCTCATTTCAGAGAAAGACATACGAAGTATATAGACAACACAATACATTGTGAACGCAAGTCCACATCCTAAAAGTATAATTACAGACCAAACAGGATCATTTACATCAGTTAGAGGTTTTAGTACCAGATTCATCCTTGTACCACATTTTGTGATTTATAAAAACATCATTCCAATCAGAATTCCATGGATCTGGGACAAATGATTGATTTATGATGTGTATATTATCTAGACCATCAACCTCTGATGGTGTTGATTCCATAACCGTTTGTGGTTCTTCTTCCTTTTCCCATTGTTTCTTAATTTCTTCTGCTTGTTTATCAACAGAAGTCATTTCCATTTGAACTTTACCATCAACCCAATGTTTCCATAACCATTCAATAAAACCAAGGGCAAGATGATTGATTGGAAACTTTTGCTTGTTCGCCCATCTCTTACCCTTGGTATACCAAGTATCCTCACCACCCCATTGGTGCTCAAATTTGTATTTCATTTTCTTAGTGTATATTTACTTTTTCTTACCCCCGTTCTTGGCCTTCTTCGCAGTCGCGTTTCCTTGATTCTGTTTAGATTGACCTTTCTTGCCCTTGTTTGCGGACTTGGCCATTTTTAGTGATTACAAATAACATTTTATTTATTAGCAATCATTGAAAATATTACCAACCTCCGAACCAATATCGGACCCAACCTTCTGCCCTAGAAGAAGTGCCCAACCACCTGCTAACCATCCGACATAGGGAATACTAGAAACAGCAGGAACTATAAGTCCAGCACTAATTGCGGTCCCCGCCATCGCACCTTGTGATCGTGCGCCAGCGTCCGCCCTGATGCACTCTTCGCTTTTCGCACCTAACTTTCCCTCGGGGTCAAATGCCCCGCCTCCTAGGTTTCTAGCACCGTCCATTGTATATTGGTCTACACGATACTCTCTTCTACGTGTTGTGCCTCCACTAAAAAATCCCCTCTTCTCTTGATCAAGTTGAAGGGATCTTTCTGATTCTAGAACTCTAGGATCATTTGCTTTATATTCAATTTTATACCCATCCTTAGTTGCCTCTACTTTATATGAAGAATAATCACCCTGAGGAAAATTAATGACTGGATATTGTGGACGAGTTGCATTCAAAAGGTGCCCAAGAACTCCAATATGAGCAACACCGACAAGAGCACCTAGTGCAATTGCAATACCCTTAACAGGAGACTTGCGCGGTAACTTGCTCGGTACATGCTCGGTGACTTGCTCGGTAACCTCTGGTTTTACATCCTTGTCCCATAATGCCATTGTCTTAAAAGCGATGGATTATTGTGGTTTATCCTTCGGTTCAACCGCAGATACAACCTCTGGTTCTTTCTTTGCTACTGGTTTACCATTACCATTACCACCACCTGCTTTAGCAGGAGACAGTCCGAAAGCAGCTAGCGATCCAGAGAAGACCGAAGCAATAAAGGTAGGGTCAAAATCAAGAATCTTTTGACCATTAGGAAGTCTAACGTAACTGAAAGTGAGAAGAGAGGCAGACCAAATAAGTACTACAACTTTCACTAGATTACCAAGAACTTCACTTTTATCTTCATGCTGGTCGTCTTTCTCTTCTACCTTTGCTTTGGATTTGTTTCCGAGCATTTGTAGAGAGTAAGGCTCTTGTATTTATGGATTAAGAGACTCTACGCTAATTTGTGTGTTGTTTATTTCGTTGTATTTTTTACAAAGCGTTTCGCTTGATTCGTGTTCCCATTTGTGATATGCACTTTTTAGAAATTTGACGTAATCAGTACCTCCGCAACCTACCATTTCTTCGGCAACGATGGTCTTGATTAACACATCTCTCGTTAAATGTGTCATATGTAAATACTGGTTTCCAACAACAAATTCTACATTACAAAACTGAAAAGATTTTTCAAAGAATTTGTCTTGGGTGGTCTTCAAAAAAATATTTTGAATGTTATTATTTAGTGATATACTTATTTTCGATCAACCACTTACGGGTGAGTGGAGTTGGTTCATAATCAGTCCACATGGTTCCATTAGCACAGGATTCAAGTGCTTCCATGGTCATGTTTTCTGTGCGACCTGCCCAAGATGCTTCTGCTTCCCAAGGACGCGAATGAGGTGGATAAGTACGTTCTACCATCTCACGGTACAACATCGGCACATCTTCTTCATTACGAATAATAGCAATCATATTGTTCTTGATAGAACCCGCCATACAGTCCTGTGCAGCGTGCCATCCTTCATGACGCATCACCGCCATCAAAGTTCCAGGACGACGCATATAAGTCTTATTCAGGAAGAAGTTATTACTTACAGTATGATAAACACCACGATGTCCTACGGGAAAATACTTTTCATCCGCTAGAAACACTCCAACGCCGACATGTTCCAGGGCAGTGAGCATCCTACCGAACTCGTCAGCAATGATAGTATAATCACTGTCGGGATGAGCGTTAGCAATAGTAGTGATATCCTTGACTGGTTGGACATCTTTGGTGCATTCGCGGACTAACATGCACCCCATTGCATCCATAGTGTAGAAACCCTTGGTGAGTTTAGGATCGGCAAGAGCAGGAGTTCCTAGAGAAACTGCTGTGAGAATAGCAAGAATAGTCTTACGCATAGTATGCCTCATAGTATTTAACGATGCCATTAGTATTTACATTACCTTGAGAAACCCAATCATGAGCGCATTCAGAAATACTTTGCATACTATAAATTGGTTCTCCATTTTTATCCAGTTTAGAACCAAACCTTCCCAGGAGAAGAGAATATACTTTTTGTCTCAACTCCATCCGATCTTCACTGTAGCGCCAATCTTCATTCATAGATGAAATTGCCTCATACCAGTACCAGAGTTCCATCCACCAGGACCTTCCTGAAAGTTTTCTGAACCACCTTGAGTTTCACTCACAGTATTCCAACTTTTACTTGCGAGCTCGTACATTTCCTGATGAATGTTTTCTGACTCTTTAGATTTCTCATGCTCCTTACGGAGATCATCATGCAATCTTTCCTGTGCTTCCTGTTGCAGATATTCTTTCTGTTTTTCAGTATGCTCAGGAGTAAATCCAAACCAAGAATCTTCTTGAAGAACTGCAGGGGCAGGAACTCCAGTCCATGAGGATTCTTTGAATGTATTACAATCAACATTCTCTTCATCAATAGAACATTTAACTTTATCTTCCTCAAATTCACTTCGAGGAATAAAGACCTTTTTGATGTTTTTGATTACTTGTTTGATCATGCCAAAATCATTTTTTTAGTATAGTTATATGCGTAGTGTTGACGATATCCTTTGATACCCCAACCCAACCAGTAATATGCAGCAACCATGTACTGATCGACTGTCTTACCAGGACCCTCAAATTCGGGAAGATAACGCTGAAATACAGATTCATTAATCATGTAAGCGGTCTGACCCTCTAGAGTAGAAGGATCATAACCATACTTAACAGCAAACTTACCAAGGTTATTGTAACGACCAATAGAGGTCCATTGAATCAATCCATAACCACCACTATGGCATTGATTATAGGAAACTCTTGCTCCTCCTTCACAGATGTTAGGATGAAAGTTGCTTTCGGATTTGATATTGCCCATAATTGTAGCAAGGGCATTACGATCAGAAATTCTGGTTTTTTCCTGAAGTTGTTCTAGAACATACTTTTCATTGTAATTACATTCAGGACATTTCCAAGATTTTTTTACAACTTCAATTGGAACCGCTTTTTCTTTATCTACACTTACGTCAACCTCTGGTGGATTCTTAATCTCACTGATACTTGGATAAGCACAAGCAGCAGGAATAGAAGTAATCAAAGAAAGAGCAAGTAGTTTTTTAAGCATTAAATTAGTAGAACTCGACATCCGTTATAGGAATTAAACTCCTTATACGGCACAAT